TTTTCCATGATGGCCAAACAACATCATCTGTTATTTTTTTAGACCACATAGGCAAGAAATTCATAATGTTGTTAAGTATACACACCGTTTCAAAATTTATGGTACTGTAAGTCAACTCTTTTAAGAGTAACGGATACTGACCATCTTCTACCACCAACATTTCATTTGGTGTTTGTGTTGCGCTGAGTAGACCTATTATATCTTGTTCGAATCTATAAGTCAAGCTCTGATTTCTTTTTTGCCATTGTTTGTATGTTTCTTCACCTTCTAGATTGGCAATCTCACCAATCCAGTTAGATTCGGTAACAAGAAAATTAGCCACATAAAAGTTCTTCAAGTCTTCCAGTTTGTATTTACGGGATAACTTATAGAATGTGTACTTATCTTTTCTGACGGCAAAGTTATCTCTGGTAACGTTGGTCTTGCCGTGATACTTAAAATAATCGTAGCTATCAGTAGTAAAATGAAGTTTAATGGCATTATATAAAGCAAAGGCGGAGAATCCGGAACCTTCTTCAAGCGAGAAAATCATAGTGTGACAATTTGTTTACTCAATACAATTTCTTCTGGCCAATTTTCAACCAAATGAAATTGTGGGCAACGATTATAACCTTCATCTGTATGATTACCTTTCATTTGTAACCAGAGGATGGCTTTGTTATTTGGTGTGATGCATCTTAAAATAGTTCCACTAGGCATAGTAATCCAAATACATTCTTTTTCGATAAAATCAATCAATTTTGGTATATCAACTATTTGTAAAGATTTTTTGACCTTATTGTTCCAAACCAAGAATTTTGATTTTTCTCCGTTATTTAAACTTTGTATCAACAGGTTTGCAATTTTACGATTGTTTGCATTAAACCACTCTGGAACTTTGTCCCAATCTCTGATGTTATTACTAGACAATCGAGAATGACCTATCTCATACTTGGACAATTTTTTACCACTTGATAATAATTCAAATTCATTCATATCATTTGTTCCAAACCAAAGAATTAATTTGGAAACAATATTATTTGGAATATTCAAATCAGAGGTTAATTTTTTTAAAGTTGTTAGATGCACTTGCGTGTTTTTACCTGATGCGTTTTTAACCGACAGACAAATTTTTTGACCATTTTTTATGCCAATAACATCTGTTTTTGTTTGTGTTGATCCATCAGAATCTATTTTATCAAATTTAAAGAAATTGATTAAATGTTCATGGAGAAATTTGTTTTTCTCCATATCACGGCCTTCATAATATTCTTTACTTGGCATAACACACCTTTAGATTGGTTTAATAAAAATAATTTTTTTGTTTTCACCTGTGGGTTTAACAAAAAGTTCTTTCAGTTCAGTTTTATTATTCCATTTCATGGAAGAAGATTTGTGTGATGGTAAACCAGCAGTCTCACCTATTTTTTTCCAATTGTCGGCAAGATAGACTGCACCATTTTTACCGGCACCAACAAAGGTGATGATGTGTGTTAAATCATCACCATATTTTCTTTTCCATGCTTCACGGGATTTTAGTCTCAATTGTTTTAATACTTGTGTGCCAGCATTTTTAACTGATTTACTAAAACAAAAACGCCAATTATTTGCAATCGTGTTGAATTTATTTTTGTATTCATCTTTAGATACGCCAAGGAATCTTAGTATATCTTTTGGTGGAGGATAAACTGATGAACCAATACCAATCATACCGATACATTCCGGTAGAGAATCATCTTTGTGTTCAAAAATTAACCAATCAATTCTACGACCAACAGAAGAATTTGTTGGAACATAAGAATGGTTATTTTCAATAATATTTTTCACCAAACTTTTTTGTTCGGCGGTATTAACTTCAATTAGTTCAATCATATCGGCAATTTAGAACTTTTCTTCAATAGGTTCAATTCTTGTGCTTCTTCACGAATCTTAGACTTCAATGCATTGGAGACCAATGATGATGCAACATCGACCTCCATGCCAGTTTGTTCACAATGGTGAATGATTGCATCCATGTGTGTACCACCTAAGGTGTACGACAACTTGGAAATCATTTCACTAAAATCATTAATTTCAGTTTTCGTAGGCACGATTATCCTTTAGTATAAAAAATGTGGTTACCAATCTTCTTCACAACTCTGATATTGGTCCAACCAGGGTTAACATAGACTGCATGGTAGAACATTGCCTTGGTTTTGGCAAGCTCTCTGTGCAATACTGATTCTGTTAATGCCCTTTTAGCAATGTACAGGCATTCTTCCCATGCATATGAATCTTTAACTGGATTAACATTCTCACAAGTCCATGAGAATTGGCAGGTTGCACCAGTCTTTTGGTAAACAACACCACAAAAATCTGATGGGTATCTCTTGCTGTTTGCACGATTAATGGTGACCTGTGCAACGGCCAGTTTTCCTTCGTGTGATTCTTTTGCTGCTTCGTAGTAAATGTTCTTAGCAATACAAAGAACCTGTTTATTGATATCTGCACCAACTTGTTCCTTGATTGAAGGTTCATATTGCTTGGCAGAAATGGGTATGCATAACGAGGTAAATACAATCAATAAAGTTTTTGACAACTTCATTTGTTCTCCTTGTGTGTGTTTGGGGTTAGACCCCAACCCTCAGGCAGATTTCTTGGTAACTTTTGGAAGTTCCACAGGAATGTTAGACACAAAACCATTCAAGGTTTGGGCCTTGCTGATAATGTCTATTTCTGAGGGAGTTTGTGGTAAAGCCGGATGTAGAGGTGGTGTTTCACCTTTGGCTTTTGCTGCATCACATTGAGTGTTCCATTCTTGCGAAATTTTATCTCTTTGTGCTTTATACTCATCATATATCATATCTCTTGCCATTTTTAAAAGCTCAAGACGAATTTCAAAGGGTGTCATTGACATGGTTTTCTCCTGTGTGTAAAGTGTATGGGGTTTTTATTGGGAACCCATAACCCATTATCTATTTAGAAGCCTACGGATACTGTAAGTCCTACTGCACGATCCTGAATGTCTTGGTAGCTTTGGCTAACACCCAAACCAACAGATACTTTGCTGATGACTGGCATGTCGTAACTAGCAAATACTACAGATTGTTTTGGATTTGCGCTATCCCAATTTACACGGGTCTTAGCACCAGCCATGGCATAACCAGGACCAACCTTAACACCAGCGTTTGCGCCAACTAGACCATACTCATATGGCTTTGCACCGGCACCACCATTATCGAAACCAACACCAACGAATGGGTTGATACCGAAAACAGTCTTACCTGCGGTAAGTTCCAAACTATTGAACATAGATTGGTTGTCATTGGTACGTGCATTACGATTTTGTAATCCAAGATTGAAACCACCCAATGAGGTACCAGCACGTACATATTGTGCGATACTTTGTTTGTTACTTACTCGGTCGGTAACTTGGTCAACACCATACGAAACAAAACCACCGGCCTGTGCGGCTGCGGCGACTGCAATTAAACTTGCGATTGCGATTTTCTTCAAAATTAACTCCTAGTTGTTAAACAAAATTGGTTGGTTATTCTGTTACGAGGAAACCAACCGAAACCCTAGTCTGCGTTTAGGCAGCCAATGCGAAACGTGAGTCGTTTGCGGTTACTTTGATTTAGTTTTAACATCTTCTCTGATGAGCTGTCCACTTCTGTACTTGTTGCCCTGTCGAAACTATGCAGCCCCATCAAAAGTATACTGGTTTGGATTATTTGGATGTCCGTGATACCTTAGTCATCTTCATTATCGCACGGCGCAGACCTTTATACTTTTGGTGGAGCTGGGGGGATTTGCACCCCCGTCCAGAACACTTTTCTAGTTGCTTCATACAACCATAACTTCACATTATAACACAATAAAATTAGTTTGTCAATTTTTTTTCAGTAACTTCACCAATTAGTTGGTTAGTATTTGCTGAGGTCACTATTTTTTCAAATCCAATTTTAAGTGGATCATTACTTCCAACCAACATAAACGATTGTTCTGGAATTAATCCAATTTGTTGCAATGCTTTCCATGTATGAGGATTTGACATTGCATTACGAAGTTTTGCAGGTGATGGATGTCCGAATGTCATAACCTCCGCATAAATTTCTTTACCAATCATTGCAGTAAATTCATTAGCCGCATTAGCCTCAAACATTTCTTCATCAGTATATGGTGTACCATCTGGATGTTTTATTCTGGTTGGTTCAGCAATCTCATAACATTCTGCCAATAATTTTTCTAAAATTTTAATCTCTTGTCTATTCAATTCAAATGCTTCATTCTGAATCTGTAAACTAGATTCAAATTCTAAAATGTCCGCTTCCATGCTAAGTATAACATGTGGTAATGCATTAGTATCTTTTAAATTTTGCAATTCCATTAGTTTTGCTCGATGTTTCATTTCTGAAACTTTTTCCAATTCGGCCGAGCGAAGCCTACCTTCCAAAAACCCTTTTAGAGTTTTAATCTTTTCCCAAACCGTTTCACCAATTACTTGATAACGATAGTTAAATTCAGAATTTAATTTTGCTGGCATCAAACCACTCCATAAAAAAATAAAAAAATATTAAACGAAATTTGAATATGCAACACCAGCTACAGCTGTTTTGGTTGTGCCGAGATTAGTGCCACTGGTGATGAATGATCCTAAACTATTCAATCTTAAAGCTCCAGTTAAACCGTTGAAAACACCAGAGCTAGTACCCCATGCAAATGTTGCATTAGTGACATTATATGTACAACCAGTATGATATGAACGACCTGTCACTGTGGTTGTATACTGAGCAAGTGTAACACCACCTTCCATCAAACTTAATCCATTTGTCCAACCACCAAGTGCAGTTGTTTGACCACCAAAAAAAGCTGCTTTAGTGTCGCCATAACCAGCTGCAGCTAAGAAGTGTCTAGCTGTAGTACCTGTGGCGATTGTATCACTACCAATAACGCCAGTATTTGTTACTTGATTAAAGGAGTTTAAGAATGTTAGTGTACTATTGCTATTAAGAATAGCTCCAAAAGCAAATACAGCTTTATCATAACTATGTGGCGCACATGCAGCACCCCATCTATATGCGGCGGAAGTGTTGTTATCACTACCAAGAACGCCAGTATTTGTTATCAAATTAAATACATTTATTACACCATTTACAGGTGTTGCAGGTCCATTATTTCCAGCAAAACCAAAACCAACAATTGCTTTGTCGTAACCATATTTGCTACCAGAAGATTCTGTTCTAGGTGTACCAACTATTGAAGTGTCGCTAGCTACTACACCAGTGTTTGAAATTAAGTTGCTTAAGTTTTTATAAGCTGGTGATTGACCTCTGTATATACCATATACAACAATGCCTTTATCAAGTCCATATGATGTGCCAACAGCACTTTCTCTACCTGGGCCAGCTGTTGTAACATCAGCAGCAATCGAACCCGAATTCGACAATTTATTACTTACATTGATAGGTATAACACTACCGCCTTGAGTTCCAAAAACAAAGATTCCGTATATGGTCGCACCTCTGTATTTTGAAAACAAATTAAACATTTGAAATGGCGGAGCATTTACTCTAGACAACTGACGAACATCTAGCTGACCCAAACCAATCGTGTCAGTTTCATTTTTTCCCAATTCAACATTTATATCAGATAAACTGATTGGACCTGTTCCTGCTGCCCTTGTTACCATTTATTTTTCCTTGTTTTTATTATCTATTTATTTCATCAGCTATTTTTGTGGTAAAAATCAATAGCTTTTACAAGCCCTTCAATGTGGTCTTGTGTTTTTTCTTTGAAAATCATTGGTTGTTCATTGTCCACGGCCATGATAATTACCAAATCATCAATAGGTTGACCAATCAATTCCTCATACATCAATGCATATGCAGTACATTGCCAAAAATAATCTAAAATATCTTCACGATTTTTGATCTTTTTTGAAGTCTTGAAATCGATAACTGATAACTGTCCTTCATATTCACCAATACAGTCCACACGGCCAGCCAATCCAAGTTGTGATGACCATAGGCCAACCTCTTGATAGTGTATATTATTTATCTTGTTTAGGTATGGTTTGATTGATATGAACATTTCCTTCGCATCCGGCATCACAACACCTGGTGGCTTTGGCTCATTATTCAAATAATGTTCACACAAAGTATGCATATTTGTACCACGGGATGTAGCGTGTTTGGAGATTTTGTTAGCAACTTCTTCACCAACTCTGTGCCGCCATTCCATGATGGACTGTTTCTTTTGAGCACCCACCACCGTGGTCACCGATGGTAATTTCTTACCTTCTGGTGTTACATAATATCTTTTTCCGTCAGGAAAAGTTTGAGATTCGATTTTTGGAATCTCTTTTGGTGGGCAATAATTAAACATATCAATAACCTAGTTGTTCACATGCTACAATCCATTGTTTCACTAAGCTACTACGGACAATATCATCTGGTGTAAAATAAATCTCCTGAAAGGATGGCATCTTACGAGCCACTTCTAAGAAACTATGAAAAGCTGTTTGGTCTTTATTACTCTTAATTAGGTCAGTTTGTTTGAAGTCACCTGAAAATATAATCTTAGACCTGTGGCCAACCCTAGTAATAATTGTGTTAACTTCCGACCAATTCAAATTTTGATTTTCATCAACTAGAATAATAGCATCATCAATAGAAATACCACGAATTGCCGTAGTTGAAATAAATCGAACATGGCCTTGTTCCTTCAATCTGTCCCATGCATCTGTGCGACCAAACAATGTGGCAGAAATTTCTTTGTATGGCAATTCATAGATTTCTTGTTTTTCGTTCAAGTCACCTGGTAAAAAACCAACATCACGCAATTGAACAAGTGATCGTACAACCACCACTTGTTTGAAAGAATTGGATTTATCCAATACTTCTTCTAGTGCTTTATATAGTGCCAAAAAAGTTTTGCCTACCCCAGGACTACCGAATAGTCCCATGAAGTAGGCACCGCCTTTATACATTTCAAAGAATAATCTCTGATTCTCTGTTAATGGTTCAAATGTTTTTAAATGGTCTGGTTTTATTTTCAATGAATTGGTTGATACTGGCTGATGTTTAGTCTTATGTTCATCATCCTGCAATTGCTCCGCTGCATATCTGGCTGTCGTTTTTTTTGTAACCATCATTTCTCCCTTGGACTAGTGCTGAAACTTTTTTGGAGTTATCGGATTCTTTTTTCTTCCGATTTTTATTTAAATTTTTTGACTGAGTATTTTCCTCAGTTTTCTTTTTAGGTAGAAATAAAGCAGGGATTTGAGGCATTACCATTCTCTCTGCATTTTGGTTTTATGGCCGCCCATTGTGTTTCCTGGAATGGTTTCTTTCATGCGATTAATGACATACTTTTCAAATGCGGAGTCGGCCTTACCAACTCCTGGTGTGTCCATACGCATACCGTCCCCAAGACCAGGCAGGCCTTCAGGACCAAAGTATCTTTCGAGGTGTGGGTTGTTTACTTTAAACTCATCATACTCTGCAAGGCGCATTGTATGTTCTTCAACTTCATTTGTGTTTTTATTCAGAAATGTATAAATCATGTAGTTTGAAACCAGTTTGGCACTGGTCGTGAGTTAATCTTACCTTGCCATGAGGCTAGGTGCTGTTTATTATTTATATAGTAATTCTTGTAGGACGCAATCGAATCATTTGCCACTTTAACATCATCAGGCATTGCAGGTGTTGGCTCAGTGAACGGTGCATGTGCAGGAATATTCATTGGTGGATACATCAATTCTTCTTCAAGACCAGATGCTTCCACTTTATGAACTTTACCATAACGATAGGTGTATTCTTTGCACAATTCAGTCAACAGTTTAGACAACCAGACATAATTTGCATAAGACTGCCTGCACCAAATTGCTGAAGGATGGTTGATATGAGTAGCAGAATAAAGCACAGATTCACGGCTGTCAGGAAGAACATATCGAGTTTGTTTTCGACCAGTTTCAGAGAGGTCAACAGATTCAGTACCATCAAGAAAACGATGAGCAGTAGAAAGAAGTTGAGCATATTCAAGGATCATTTTAATACAATGTTTGTCATTGTGCATCTGAGCACACACTTTTGGATCGTTGTCAAGATAAAAGATATTCATGTTAACATCCTTATTAACCCAAAGGTATCAATAGATGTGAGCAGGATGTAGTTAGCCAACATGCCAAAAGATTTCCTAGACCAAGCAGCCCAAGCATACAAGGCACAACCAGTAATCCAAATAGGATAAAGAGTGAGAAGCGGAGGGTTTGGGACTGTGAGTGCCATAATAACAGCGCAACCGATGCTGATAGCCCAAGCAAGCAACTCAATAGCAAACCGAATTCGGTTAGACTTAAAATCATCTCTAATCCATTCAAAAGTTGGTCTAAACAACTCTAACATTAACAACGTCCATCATCATCTTCTGGATCATCCCGAAATGTTTTACGAACCAATTCAATCGTTTTAGTATCAGTATCATTAACAATTTCAAGTTGGCCATCAATATGAAAACCAAGGCCATGCAAAAAATCCTGAAATTCAGAAAGTATTGCTTCAAGGCCTTCGGCTTCAAATTCCATAGTCAGTTTTGTTCCACGGTGTTTACTGTTGATTAGACTGTACAGAGGTGCTTCATGCTCTGCCGTGAATACGAACTTCATAGCTTAGGAATTTCCAATTCTAATGATTTATCTTTTTTGCTTGCTTTGGTTGGGAATCGTTTTTCGATATCTTCAACCGATACAGGTTGCATAGCAAATTGCTTGAATTCACTGTAATCGTTGGTTACCTTCATAGAATTTTTAGAATTCATGCCTGCACCATCTAATGTGAACAATGCACAACCGCCTGCGGCCAATGGTGCAATTTCGATAATGTGTTCCAAATTAATAATAACTGGACAACCTTTTTCAACAGAATTAACTTCAACAAATAAACTCATACTAACTCCTTATTTTTTATCACAATCAACAACACGAATCAAATACACGGTAACATCGGTATCTGGCCTAACAAAAAAACATTCACCTTTGATTGACCAGACAAGATGGTTTTGGATGCCATCTTTAAACTCTTTCAATGGTTCTGGTGGTTTGCTCTTATGTGTCAGATTAATATATATGAAGCAAAGTAAAGCAGCAATTGCAAGAGCTGCGAGTGCCCATTCTTTAATAAATTCCCAAATTTTACGCATAAATTTTCCAATAAAAACCATAAGCTACTAAACTTAAAAAACAAATGATGAATGTATAGAAACCAAGTGCCTCACACCTATCTCTGTAGTATTTGATTTCTCGCTTGACCATATCACGCTGAGCAACCAGAGTAACTGGTACATCATTATCGTGATGCCTTGAACCACCCATCATTAGAATGGTTTTCTCAATTTCTTCTAAACGGCGAACCGCTGAAACATAATGTATAACTGATAACATATTACCAATGCCTTATAACGCCTGCAACAATGAAAATGTTTGTGATGATGTAT